TGCACCCAACCCCATGTTAGGGTTGGAGAGTCGGAAGAGATAGTATCTGCCCGCGGGGGGGGAGATCACAGGTGGCCTTCAAGGTATTTAGGCCACCTGTGATCCCTGATCCATGATCAGGGTCACAGAGCGCGAGCGTAGCTCGCGCCCCCATAAGTGGCGCGAGCGTAGCGAGCGCCACCCTGCGAAGCAGGAAACGAGCGTAGCGAGTAATAGTTAAGAGCGAAGCGAATTATCTAGTGTGTTTAGCTAATAGCGTAGTGTATAGCTAAATAATAAAAACGAAGTATTTAAACGTTAGATGGTTCAGTTATAATTTTATTTTTAACTGTGACCCAACACGGGGCGTCATCAGTATTAATATTTAAAGATTTTCCAGAAAAACTTGCATTGTATTCAGAAATTTCCAAATAAGCTTGACCCAGAGGAAAAGCTGCAGTGAAAGCAACAGGTATGGACAAAGTATTGTCCGTACCATTTGTAGCTACTTCTACCCTTACATGTAAGGATAGTAAGTATCCTCCTGTTCCCTGTGAGACTACAAATGTAGAAGGACCGTCTGTTAAATCGTCTTGTGCCGAAGTGCTTTGCGGTCCGTAAAGATCTTCAACCAGGTAAACGTTTCCTGTTGAAGTACAAGGATTCGCACCGCTAGACCAATTTGTAATAGGCAGACAACTGGCAGTGCTAAATGTCACGGACAATAGAACTCGTAGAGTTCCTGAGTAATTAGCTGGGAAAGTTATCATTGATGTGGTACCAAGTTGTGAAGCCATCGCCGTGAAAGAAAGCTTAGAGTTTAAATTGTTCTGTTGACCTTGAAGCAAAGTGTCGGAGCTACCTTTTGCGTTAATAGTACCGAACAAGGCACCCGTAGTTTCACCACCATTGCTCAAGAAAATATCCTTGGTAATAGTGTTACCAAGGGTAGTCATGAGTCTCGGCTTTCTTAATCTCACTGTGTAACTAATGTAAAGTTGACCAAGGCTTACGTTCTCGTAATCTTGGTCTATATTACATAAACCAATTTGCAGGAAACCGACGTCGTATTTAGAAGCGTCTGAAGTAGTAGGTGGGATTGGACCAGTACGAATGTACTTTCCTGCACTACCACTGTTTGCTGAAGGATCACACTCTATGCCCTGATATTGATTTTCAGTGATTTTGCCTCTAGAAGGTGAAGCTGCCTGCAGCATCTGTTGCATGCTCTGATAAGGTGGTAGAGAAGTGTTGTACTGACAAGCCATAACAATTTGTCCCACTTGACCATTGGTAGTATTTGAGCTTTCTACAATAGTACTTTGGAAAGTAAAAATACATTGAATCAATTCGTATTCGTTGTAATTTGCAGCCAGTTGTGACAACCAAGGGAAACATGTTTCCAGGCCAGGATTGATGCCGACAATTTGGTATTTAAAAGCAGGCATTTGTCGAGTCCCATTTATAATCTCTTTTGCTGGGCCATATATTTCTCCAACATATTCTTTTTTAGAGACAATGATACCGTCTTCCGGACTGTCCCCACCAAAGTCCGGAACGGGATCGTTTAAATTGCCATCAATGAGATCATTTGATTGATAAGAACCCATTCCAGTATAAAGGCCAGAGCCTCTAGGGGCAACAGCAGCTTTTAATCCCTGGTAATCAGAAGCGAAAGGGCTCTGATTAATTCCATATTCCACGCCACGCCTAACTGCTTTGCCTAGTTTTGAACTTGCCATGCGTCTTATTTTGTCTCCGAGTCCGTAGGCTCCGCGCCCCATTGCAATAGCAGCGTCTCTGCGTAACTGAAGATTGTTACCAGCCGTCGAAGCCACAGCAGAAGCTGCCAAAGCAGCTTCTTGTAAAGCTTCTTGACGCTTCTGAAAGCGAAGCTGTCGGGCCATGGACTGACCGAATTTGTATGCTCCATATGGAAGTCGTTGTGAGTATTTGCGTTTTCCGTAAGCCATTGTAATAATGATTATTATTTGTTTTCTTTAAGGGATCATAAAAGTTTGATCCAACTGATCCTAATTAATTCTTTAGTGTAAATCATAAAGATGGATTATCTTAAGAAGGGAGAATTGTATGAGTACCAGAGATTGAGGAGGCCCGTTAGGGAAGCCTTTGATGCTGAAATGAATACTTATGATCCCACTTTGGATAGACAAAGTGGGAAGAAGACAAGCGAGAAGAAGGTCTTCAAAAAAGAGCGTTCAGCAAAAGAGACCCGAGTACCTAGTATAGCCATTCCTGGTTTGAGTACACAGCAAGTTATGAATTTGGCGGAACAACACAAGTCGTATAAAACCAAATCAGAATTAGATGAGAGACCAGCTCATTCTAAAAGTCAACTATTTTCAATGGGTGCCCAAGTATTCCATCACCCAAGCATATATAGGAAAGAACAAGGGCGATACACGTTTGCAGGCCAAGGTCGTTATCGCCGAAAGAAGATAGAAGGTCTTGGAGGCTGGTGGAAAGGGCCAGGATTCAAAAGCAAAGCTAAGAAAACTAAACGACGACGTTTTGTTCGCCCTATTCGTCGTTATAAGCGTAAGCCCATTTATCATCGTAATCCTATTATTCATCAGAAGCGCCAGCTTGCGTTTATGAAGAGACGCGGTATAAGTGCAGATGAGCGTAATGCAATGTCATTAGGAGCATCTCTAGCGCGCGCGTCAGAGGTCAGAAGGGCAACGACCGAAAAGATTCAGAAGAAAAGGGCAAGGTTCGCTAATAGCGTTTATGATCCAGAAGGCACATTACTAGATAGTTTGCTAGGCGGTAATGATAGAGCCGAATATAGAGATGCTAATAGTAGTACTAGTAGTATGATGTCTAGATTAAGTGTTGGACAATTGTAATAATTAAGAATTAATTAGAATAATCACTATCGTATTCGCTAGCTAGAAATTCATTATCACTAGATAGAGGCTCTGTTTCAACAGACCTTTCTTCATCATATAGGTCTTCACCATCAGCGGGTTCTTCATCTCCGCTAATCTCATCGATGCTGCCCATGTCAGAGTCGCTGTCGCTCTGATCCAATATCAGCGGGTCCTGTTGAGGTATCGGTTGGGCCAATGGCTCCAACGTATTCGCAGTACCAGCATTCTCCAAAGGCACAGTTGGTGTGTTCTGATTCGTCTTCGCTTTCGAATTCGAAGGGAGGGAGATAATCGGCTTCGGGCGTGTCGTATGATTCAGCCAAGTGTTCGCAGTCGGAATTGAAGGCGGGGGAAGGTTCGCATATCCAAGAGTAAACTGCGTCGCTGTGAAATGAATCGTCGAGTTGATCCTGCGTTCCAACTGTTGGAGATTCTCGTCCTTGATCCATTCGCAACTCGCATAGAGATCCCGAGGAGGCAATGGAGCTGTTATAAAAACTCGTTCCGAAGTGAATTGGGCTGATGCACCTTTCATCTCTACTATCATCGGAAGATTCCCCAGAAGGTTCAATAAGTAATTGAAGTTTAGTTCCTTGTTCGGGCGGAAATCGTCGATTATCACATCCTTCTGACCGCAGTATCCGTCCCACCATTTGTTCTCCCCGTTTTTCAAATACACATCCGATCGATCGACTTGCTCCATCGCCCAACGAGACTTTCCAGTTCCCGTCTCTCCATGTAACCAATAGACTTCCGTCTTGAAGTCCCTCGGAGGAAGTCGAAGAGCAATAAGTTTCGCTATCCCGCCATTGAATTTTATGAACTGAGTAGGACAAAGACGAGCGATATCAGCGAGATTACCAGATTGTTCAATAACAGCAACAACAGAGTCGAGATCAGATCGATGACCCTTACCTTTGGGACCCTTTCCAAATTGTTGAATGTTGGTTTTGTCCTTAGAACAGTACTCAATACAAGCTTCTTGATTCTGATCCGCCATTTTCCAAGCAATAGTACATTCGAAACCAAGCCAACGAGTGAAATTTGTGCGAAGTGCCGCTAAAGATTGCACAGCCTTGAAGATGAAAAAGCATTGCAGGTGTTTCGTTCCCGTAGTGGGACAAACTTCATCGCCGTGTATATAGAATGCAATCTGATTGCCAACGATATCGCCATCAACGAGTTTAACCTTAAGGAGCTCAGCGAAGTTGGTAAATCCAGACATACCGTGGTGATGAGTAGGGTCATCATAATTGTAAACAACCCCCATCCAGTTTCTAGATCTTTTATCACGATTTGCCATATTAAATTAAGAAATTGTGATTTTAATTTTAATTAATTTTAATTAATTATAAATTTTTATTTGGCGATAATTGAAAATTATAAAATGTGCGGAACCAATCCTTTTTTTGGTCCACGTACGCCGTTCATTTGCGTGACGTATTCCTGTATGTACGTCGCGTCATCGGTCTTACAAATGACAATTTCGTATCTTGAAGGGACATACTGAAATTTTATCGTCACAAGTAAGACCCTTTATCGTCATATGTAAGACTTTATCGTCACAAGTAAGACCCCCCTTGCCCGGCTGGCGACGAAGGAGCTTTAGGGGAACGTGCTGCCCGGCTGGCGACGA